CGCGACGAGTTGGTCGGAGTTACGGTTAGTCGAGCCAGACGACATACTCGGCCGTTACTCTCGGCTTTTCGGAATCTATAAAGTGAAGTCTTTGAGATGGTCGCGAAGTTGCCGCGACGAACGCTTTTGCGTAAGTGTTATCCGACTCCGGGGAGCCCGTTACGAAGACTCGGCCGCCGTTCGGCAGAGGAAGAGTCATAACGCTATGGAAGTGTCCGCAATAGGCATCGGTAAAGCTTTCGCCGAGAACGCCTGACGCCCAAGCGCTAACTTTTTTTATTATTCCGTAAGCGGGGATCGCGCCGCCGTAAGAGTTCACTTCGTCGCCGTGAAACAATAGAGCGCGATAGGCGTCGCCGACTTTGACGAGTTGGTAGAAGTTCTCGGAGGCTTGCCATCCGATATTTAGATCTTTTACTTTGTCCTCGACGATGCGGTAGGCCATTCGGTCGATGTTGTCGGCGTAGGGTAGATCGCCTTTTCTTCCGATTCTGCCGTGATTACCGAATTCGCACACTACGCGAAACGTCTCAAAATTTGCGGAGAGTTTGCGGATCATCGCTTCGAGAATTGTCGTTACTTCGAATAGTTGCTCGAATAGGTGAGCTTCGACTTCGTAGCTTTGACCGGGGAAGACGGTTAAGCCTTCGACCATATCGCCGCCGATCATAAGAACGGCCTCCCGGACCGGATGGTGCGCTCTTTGGATTTCCGTTAAGTGAATGACTTTGTCGGTGAACAGTTCGATGCGGCTTCGAAGAATTCCTAGATCGAAAGTGGTCGTCTTCTTGCCGGCTTGATAGTCCGTAGTGTGAATTAGTGCGATCTCGCCTCGACTAGAACGACGATCCTTTTTTATTTTCGGGAGAGGTTTAGGTCGTCCGGATGCGAGCGCGGCGTCTCTGGCTCCGCGATAGATAGCTTCGACTAGATCATCGGTTCGGCGTTTTAGTTTTGCTTCGTTTTGTAAAGAGCGGCGTAAAGCTTCGCGAAGTTGCTCGATCTCTGTAGCTTCGTTTAGTTCATTTTTTAGCGACACTCGCGGCCTCTCGAAGTCTTGTTCTAGTGTTTTGAACTGAACTATTCGAAGCCTTTACTCCGCGCTTTTCTAGAACTTTTGTTATAGCTCTATTTGAATGATCGTAAGAGACGAGAATCTCGATCCATTCTTTGCGAGTTTTCGCGTCTAAATTTTCTAAAAAAACTTCTATCTTTGATCTTTTGTTTGATCCTTGAGATTTACTTTCCGCTCTTAACTCGTCGATTAAGTTCATTACTTGAATCCCCGTCTTTATGGCTGTTTAAGTGTTCTTCTAGTTTGCCATCTACGGAGCCGATTTTGGTAGATACCTTCTCGATCCCTAAACGGAGTTCCGAGAGCTTCTTTCGGACGGTCGCGTGATCGTCGCTATTTTCGCGTCTGGCCCGCTCGATAAGAACGGCCGGGAGCCCGGCGGCGATCGTGCCGAATGCCCCGATTAGAGCTACTAGGACGACGTCGTTCATACGGTCGGCGGGACGATCCCTCTAAGGTCGTTCCATCCTTGATTAACGGCTCTCATATTGCCTAGAAGCGTCGGCGAGACTTCGACGTGAATCCACTTTCCGCCGGGTGCTCCGTGAATCGTGAGCTTGTCGTAGTTTTGCCATTCGCCGCGCTCGGCTTTCCATCCTCTGCCGAACGGCTTCGGCGTATAGTCCAGAATGAGTTCGACGCCTAAGACGTCGGCGTTAGCTATAAGAAGATCTATAAGTTCTAGACACTTTTTACGGCCTTCTTTTAGCCCGGTGAAACCAAGATCGACGGCTCGGCCGGTTCCGTGAACTGACGGCGTAGTTTTGCCGCGTTGCTCTCTGACGGCCCAAGATCCCAAGTTTTTTAGTCCGGAGACTTCTACGGCGTTTCTAATCCAGATGTCCATCGTCGGACGAGGGCCTTTCACGTTGCCGTCGAATCCCGTATATTTTGCGACCATCGTTTAGCTCGTTGAGTCGCGTCCGAAAGCCGGATCTTTAGAGTTAGCCCATCGCATAAGCGGCGGAAGAAGCGCCGCGACTCCGGCTTTAATTAGATCTTCTGGAGAATAGTTCCCGGTCGAAACGACGGCAAGAATTGCGGCGATCGCCGAACGAGAATAAGACGCGAGCATAGCTTTAGATTTAGCGTTCATAGTTAGCCGAATAGAGCGGCGACTTCTTCGTCAGATAGCTCAAGTTTTAAGAGCACGGCTTTTTTAATGGCGGCTTTGGCTTCGTCTGCTTCAAATTGTGCTCGTGCTTCGGCGTGTGCCGCTTCAATTTGTGCGGCTTCATTCGCGGTTGCGTCACGAATTTCATCATTAATTTGTATTTTGTAAGCCATAAACTCCTAACTGTTTTGATATCCGTAAACGCGAATAGTGCCACCTGTTAAAGTTCCCGTGCTGGGCGTAATAGTGAAAGCCGTGAAACTTGTTGTCGATGCTTGATAACCTGCTCCAAATCCTGCGCTGTCCGAATAAATATAATTATTTTGCATATATGTATATTTTGATAAAAATGGGTTAGAAATATCGACATTAAAACTTAAAAAATCGGTCGTAAGTCCGCCCGCGCGTGAAAAACTTGAACCGTTGCTTACTGTTAATTGCACAATGCCGCCACCACCATAACCACCATAAGCCAAATTATGGTAATAAGCAGTTGTCGTCGTACCTAATTGCAAACCTAAATTACCATTACCCGAACCAACGCCACCACTAATAATAATTTTATAATTATCGTAAGTTGCACTAAACGCACTAGAAACCGTAACACTAGAGACCGCGTTTCCAATTGTCGTCGTGCTAATAAGTGTTAAGCCGGCGGAAGTAGTAGTAACGGCCGTCGGAGTATAAATTGCCGCGCCGGTCGCCGTGAAAGTTAATCGACCGCTCCCATATTGAGGAACCGCTAAAGGTCCGGCGCTCGATACCGTAGCCGTTCCCGCCGTTATTGTTGTAACTCCTGCTCCAACATTAAAAATTTCTACGACGTCGGAAGCGGCGAAGATCGAAGTATTAACAGTTATAGTCGTCGCCGATCCTGAGTTCATATAGATACGGGTTCCGGCGTCGGCGGCCGTAAGTGTGTAGCTCGCCGTCTTAGTTGTCGTCGGAATGTTGAAAGTCGAATTTAATTGTGAAGCCGTCAAAACGGCCCCGGCCACGAACGGATAAGGAGTAGTCGCCATAGTTAGATCATATCCTAAGCGCCAAGCACGTTATCGGCATCGAGACGGCCGAACGAGGCATCGTTCAAAATTAGCTCATAAACGATAGTCGTCGGCGAAGTGTAGATCCGCATTTTATGACCGTTCCGAGGATCTATGGAATGCTCTAATCCTTCGATCGCTAATTCTTCGGTAATGCTTGCCGGACTCCCAGAAGTAAAGCTCTTAGTAATCTGAATGGTGTCGCCTATTTCAAGGATCGCGACGGCGTTCCGTTCGGCTGTAGTAAGCGCCGCGAAACTGACTTGAACGTCCGAGAAACGCGGCTCCGGAATTGGTGCTAGAAGATATTGAGCGAGCGCTAAAGCTTGCGCGTCAGTCGAAAGAAGCGATCCCGTTTTAGATACGGCTTGAGTCTGATAAAGCGTTATCGAGGCCGCGTTCGAGTCTGTTTGAGCTGTTCCGCCGACGCGCTCGACTGTAGCCCGGTTAATAACTTGATCCGTCGAGTAGTCGATCGAGAGCCCAGAGTAAGCCGTTTCGGTTCCGTCGTCTTTGAAGATTACGCTCGGCCCGCTAAGAGTGTTCCCTATTCGAGCATCGAACGTTAAGTCCCCGTCGCGTGAAACGTAGACGCGGCCCGCTTCCGCGTCGTCAGAGATCAAGCGTAAGTATTGAAGAACGGACGTTCCCTCGGATACGGCGTAAGCGCCGAGAGTCGTCGTTCCCGTCTGGATGTCGCGAGTCGCCGCCGGGTAACCGACTTCTGGACGGTTGAGAATTGTCGTAACTCTTGCCGAAGATAATTCGGCAGATGGAGTGAACGCCGAAAGAAACGTATTCGATAATAGAAAGAGATCGTCCGCGCACGTGATCGTAACGATCGGAACTTTTTTAGTGAACGCCGTCCCGTAATCGTAAGCGAAGTCCACGACTCGACCTTTGAATAAGTATTCTCCGTTTCGCGAGAGCCGTATTTGACGAAGTGGCGAGAGGCCGGGAGTGTCGTCCGTTTCGTCATAGTAGACGGACGCCTCGTTATACGGGTCGAATGCTCGACTCGGATCTATTGCTTGAATAACCATCGTTCCCGGCGCGATCGAATCGAGGACGTTCTTCTTACCTCTAAACGCTCGGATCGCTGTAACTTGTGTCGTTATCTCTGAGAACTGATCGACGCCGTCTAGAACGTAGGTCGTATTATTTAGGACTCCCTGTTGTGAGTCGTCGAGCGTAAAGCCGTCGCCGAAGCCGGTATCCATCTCTAGGACATAATTCCCGCCGGTGATTATCGTCGCCATAGTTACGCGGCTATCTGAATATCTGCCGGACCTGCGATTAAGTTATAGCGCTGAAACTGCTCGACTATTAGATACGGAAGATTCGCGTCGGCTGTAACGGTGTTCACGGTGATATTTACCGGCGCGGCTTGCGATGCGCGAGCCGATTCCATCGCGGCGATCCGTTCCGCCATTCCAAAAGTCGTTAAAGCGGCCGTCTCCGGAGTGCTAAAAATTGTCTGATCCGGGATTCCGATTCCTACACTTCCGCCGCCGCCTCCGCCTCTGCTAGATCCGCCGCCACCGCCGGGTAGCGATACGTCCGGGACCGTGAAGCCGGGAGTCGAGATAGTGCCGGGAGTGTCGATCCGGTCGGCTCTGCCGGGAGCATCGAAGCCGGTTCCAGATGGTGAGCTCGGAGCGCTAATCGACGGGAGACTGATCGAGACGTTTCCGATTACGTCGATCTCGACTCCGGGTAATAAATTTAGAGCTTTGATCGCGAAGTTTACGCCGCTAATAATTCCGTTTACCATCGCCTCGATTACGTTTAGGACCGTCTCGGCGATGTTAATAACGAATTTTCCAAGCGAAACGAAAGCGTCCAATAAGTTAAAGACGACGTCGATCACGGGTCCGATCGCTTTTGCGACGATGTCGAATGCGACCGCTAAAACTTTGCCGAGGATCGGCGCGATACGATCGCGAATAAAGCCGTAAAACTGTAACAAGAGCTCGCCGTATTTGCGGAACGATTCTCGATTCTCGTCAATTTTTTCGACGATAATATCGAAAATTTTTCGTAAGCCTTCGAAGATCGGGATCGCTACCGACATAACGATAGGGACTAAATAATTAACGATGAGATCGGCGAAGAATCTAAACGCCGGCACGAGATTATCGGTAAAGAATTTCGTTAAAGTTTTCACGACCGGAATCAGATATCTATCGAAAGCCGGGACGAGTTGGTCGTTTATGAAGTCTGTAACGTGCGAGATCGCGTCCGCTAAGAACGGTCCGATCTTGTCGGCAAGATCGGTAATTATTGGGACGAGTTTCGTTAAGAAGAAGTCGCCCAGATTCGAGAAGATCGGAAGAAGATAAGAGCCGACTTGCTCGACAAGTTCGCCGCCGACAATTTTTAAACGGCTCATCTTGCCCTCGAAAGTGTCGGCCGCTACTGCCGCCGCTCCGCCGAACGTAGCCGAGAGAGCTTGAACGGCTCCGTCGAAGTCTTTAGTTTTTACTAGGTTCTCGTCGAGAGGGATTCCGAGTTTCTGTAAGCCGGCGACGTTCCCGCCGTAAGCCTTCGAGAGTGCGATCGAGACACTTTCAAGATCTTTACCGGTCGCCGCGCTAATGTCGGTCGCGAGTGTGAGTAGTTCTTGAGATTTTGTAACGTCTCCGGTCGCTCGCGCTAGATTCGCGAAAGCCGGACGAAGTTGGTCGTCCGCGACTCCGATTTGGACGCTCATCTTGCCGATCTGGTCGTCGATGGCTTTAATCTGCTCGTTCGTCGCGTCCGTGTTCGCTTTAAGAGCTTGATTCAATAATTCGAAACTCTTTTGATCCTCTGCCGCCGCTTTTACTGCTAAGCCGATACCGGTAGCGATAGCGCCGACGCCGACGGCTGTTACGGCGGCGACTTTCTTAAACGATCCGCCGAGACGATCGAGTGCGCCTTCGGCTTCTCCGACGGCTTTTTTTAAGGGTCCGGCGTTGCCGACGATGGAGACTGTAATCGGTTTAGCCATATAACTATCCTAGATCGTATTTGGTGATTAGAGAGTCCACGAGCGAGGCGTAGCGTTGAGCGACTTCGTTCCGGCGTGAGTCGATCGCATCATAGAAGAACGGATTAGGTTTAATCGCTCGCGACGGCCATCCAAAATGAATCGGGCCGGCATACGGGACGCCTACGCTTCCGGCTCTTACTTTTGCCGCTTTCTTAGTTGAGGCGTTTCTAATGTTCGCGGCGAGAGCGCCGGTTAAAACGGGGACATATTTTTTAGATTCGCCGATAATGATTTCGGCGACTCGTTTATTTGTCTCTAAGAATTCTTCTTTATTTAGATCGAGCGCGTCCGTCGAAAGCTTGCGGAGATCTCTTTGAACTTTAGAAAGTCCTTCAATTTTGACGGCGTCCATCGGGTCGGCACGAAAGCCGAAAGTTCCAGAAGCCATAGTCTTATCTCACTCTCGTTCTAGCCTGCGCGTCTCTTTGTTTCTTTCTTCTTACGAGCCCATCGTAGATTAGATCTAGGACCTCTGGCGAGGTTTCTATTAGCTCGTTCGGCGCGATTCCCGTTTCGATGGCGAGCTCGGCGATGTATTCGCTAAACGAGCCTCGCGTTAAACTTTTGGGTCGTTGCCTATTTCCACGTCCGCGACGTTTTTCGACCATTCTTCGAACGGCTTGACGATGTTCCCGTTATCTTTGTCGGCGAGCCAAGCGAGATAGTAGAGGTGTTCCATTCGGACGTCTTGCCCGTTGAATGCGGCAGAGATGCCACACTTCGCCCATCTTTCAAAAGCGATGATCGCCGGCGGATAGACGGGTAGTTCTACTGTGTTTCCATCGCGCCGCTCGACGGTGAGGCGTATCTTTAGCACGTTTTAATTTACGCTACGGCCTGCACTATTGAGCCGCCGGAGTAAGTCAATGTAATTTCGACGAGCTCTCCGACGTTTACTACGAGCGGGGCTTGAGATAGGAAGCCTCCCGTATGGGTATACCTCGGCGAACTCGCGCCGGGAGCGCTTGCGAGCGGTTCATAAACGATAGTCGAAGTAGTTCCGACGTCGCCGAATGCGAATTGGATCGCTTCGGCTGTAGCGAAGTTTCCTAAGAGAGTGAAAGTAGTTTCCGAGTTCTCCAAGCCTGCCACGTTCTCGACATAGGTAGAGGCGAGCGTAGTTGAGTCCAGAGCCGGGACCGTCTTCGTCATAGTGATAGAGCGAAGTTGATCGTTAAAGTCGGTTCCGCCGACCGTGAAGAGGGTAGCTTTTCCGAGTTGGGTTACTGTTGCCATAGTTCTATCTTACTCCGTTTCTTCTGTAATAGTTTTAGCATACTTGCGCGATGCTTTAGTGTTTTTAGTTTCTTGAGCGATCGCGCCGATCGCCAAGCTTTTAAGAGGTTCTACGCCTACGGCGATTAGATCGTCATCGGTTACTATTTGGCCCGGCGTGAACGCTTTTAGACGCGATGAGATGACGACGTAGTTAGCCATTAGCCCCAGAGCTCCATCGTGTATCGGTAGGCGAGCATTTCCACGCCGCTAACACTAACGGAGATCGGGGTCGCTGTAACGACTCTCGAATTTGAGACGGTAGCGACGCCGTTTTTAGGTAGCGTCGGTGCGGCGTCTAGTTTTGCTTTAATCGAGCTCGCGCCGGTGGCCGTTAAGAAGCTATCTAGGTAGTCTTGAGCCGATCGTTCGGACATTCTGCCGGTAATTAAGATAAGGTCGATGGAGCCTCTATCGAGGCTATTTGCGAGCGTATATTCCCAAGTGATAGAGATCTGGCCGATCACGAGAGCCGGCGGGACTAGGCCGTCCGGGATCGTGTCGTAAACTCGTAGCCCTGTGATATTGACGGCCGCTTTTACGCCGTCTCGAACGTCGGACGGGATCACGCCAAGACTTCGCGACGATAAGGTCGGACCATCGCTTGCACGTCGCGACCTAGAGGCGACATTCTGATAGCGCCGAGTTCCGATAAGCCGAGAACGCCGCCGACACTCGAAGCACGTTTGACGAGATCAGTCGAAAGAATGAGGCAAGCTTCCTCGATGTCGTCTGGAGGTGTGCCGTTATACCATCCGAATTTGGCGGTTACTTGAACGCCGGGACGAAGATTAACGGGAGACGGGAATAGCGTCGTTCCGACCATCGTTACGATCGTGAACGGTCGTTCTAATTGTGGAGCGTTCACGGGGTCGAGAATGTAGTCGGTGTTTAATGTGAGAGTCGTTTCGAATGTGCCGTCTCCGCCGGTGTCAGTTTTTACGATGAGGCCCGTAGTCGAAGATATGTCGTCTACGAATAGACGATAGAAATCGGTCGCTCGATATTGTCTCGCGGTCGCATTCGCGTCTGCCCAGAATCGGCGATTAGTCATTCGATCGATAGATCTTGAAGCGGACTCGATCGCTTTTTCTATATTGACCGTTTCGTCGGCCGTGATCGTAGACATTCCCGTATAAGACTGAAAGGTCGCGACGGTCGTATAGCCATTAGATATAGCCATCGTTTAAGAGCCTTTCTTTTTTTTAGCGACTTTCTTCTTCGTTTTAGATTCTAGTTCGGCTTCTTTTGTGTCGATGGGTGCTTGCTCGGCTCGCGGTGTTTTATGTCCCGTCGAAAGGAGTCCGTCGAGCCGAGCGAGCTCTTTATCTACGTTCGCGGCTTTGTCCGGCTTACCTTTTGCAAGATAGGCGGCGCGTTCGGCGATTAGTGCTTCGCGATAATTGTCGAGGTTGAAGCCCATAGTAGAAGTCTGAGGTTCTTCCGGCGACTAGACAAGGAGTCCGCTAGTCGCCGGAAGAAAGAATCAGAATGACGGCGGTCTAAGGCCGGTTCCGCCAATATAAGCGCCGGCAAGCGGTCGCCTTTGAGCGGTGAAAGCCGAGAAGCCGAATAGAACGATTCGGATCGCGACTTTGCCGTCTGGCTGTTCGAATCGAACGTATGTCGGCATCTGTGGAGCTTCCCAGAGATGCATTTCGTCTGACGAGACGACGTAGATCAAGTCTTCGTCTGAGCCTGCGCCGTTCGTAGTTGTTACGTTCGCGTCTGTGATGATCGGCAAGCCGAGCATCGAGTATTGGCCGCTCTGACCGTAGCCCAAGCCGCTAAACGTGCCGATCGCATTCATCGGACCATTCGCGTTAGGAACTACTAAAGGTCGGTTCTGGCTGTCTACTGCCGCCAAGAGGAAGCCCAAGCGTCGCGGATGCATAATAATGAAGTTCGGTCCGCTAAAGACGTTGGACTGCACTCTCTGGATTCCGTCTACGATCTTTGGATAAAGTTCGCCGACTGTTGGACTCGCATCTGTGTATGTGATGACCTGAGTTAGCGCGGTGTTAAGACCTACGGGCTCGCCGCTTGATCCGGAGCCGTTAAGGATACCGAAGTCGAGTTTTGTGTTATAGGCCGAGATGAGGTCCGCGAGGACGACTTCTTCGATGTTCGCGCCGCGTAAGATCGCTTGCTTTGAGACGTCTTGCATACCGGCGATGGTGTTCACGTTCACAGTTAGGAGCGTGTCGTCGATGTTTGTCTCTGTAGCTGTGTCGTTCTCCGAAGCCTGATAGCCGACGGCGGTTCCCGTTGTAACCTTCGAGATGTTTACCGTCATACCTTGAGCCGGGAGCGGATGCTTTCGGCAGATGTCCGCGACCGGACGACCGGCGCGAGCGAGTGGAGCGTAAAGGTCGATCAAGTATTGCGGGACGACAAGGCCGGCGAAGTTAGCCGTTCCTACGTCGCGCTTTTCGAGTCTGACTTCACGGTTATAGCGAGCGATTCGCTCTGTTGCGTCTGTGTCGCGTGAGAACTCGGACGAGATGGCGTCGGCCAAGAACGAGAACGATCCGCGAGCGTGATAAGTCGGTTCTTCCGAAGTTACTTTCCATCCGCCTACTTGACGGGTTTCCGGTGTTGAAACTTCTACCTTTTTAGCGAGCTCGATAGCGGCTTGCTTGCGTGTCTCGATCTCTGAGACTTGTTGAATTCGTGCGTCGAGCTTCTCAATTTCAAGAGCCAGAGCGGAGACGTTAGCTACTTCTATGTCGTTAAGATCGCGATCTTCTTCGGCGGCGCGGTTCAATGTCGCGTCGATGAGTTCATTCTTTGAATTTCGCTTCTCTTGTAATTGTGTAAGAAAGTTCACGGTTTTAGTCCTTTAGATTTGTCGATTTTGGTTTATCGAGGTGTCTTAAAGATCTGGCCGGGTGTCGATCTTGTCGAGGTGCGGCGATAATTCTTTAGAGGTGTCGTCTCTACGAGTGTAGTCTGACGGTGTTCGAGTTTGCAAGCATCCGATCCGTCTCTTGCGAGATGATTTTATTAGCCCAGACTTTACCGGGATCGCCTCCCCAGAGAGCCCAAGCGATACGGCCCGCCGACGGATAGCCGTTCTCGTTTGGTGAGAATCCTTCGCCTTTTTTGTCTACTTCGTGCCGGGCGAAGAACGATCGCATTCTTAAAACGGTGTCGTATGAAAGAGCGCCGTTTATTATGTCGCGAGCGCGAGCTACTCCGATCTCGGTTCCGCCGCGACCATAGAGGCGACGCCATTCGAGGCCGCGTCGAGCTTCCGCTTTCATTTCTTGAGTTGGTTTATAGGAGTCGGCGCGTTCCGGTGTCGGTGTTTCGCTATAGTTTTCGCTTGCTTCTATTGCGGCGATTTGTGCTTTTGCTTCGCGTCGGCTTTTGTGGCAGAAGACGAGGCTTCCGTCTGATTCTTTGACGACGGCATAGCCGGACGCGCATTCCGGATTATTTGTCTCTATGCGATATGGCATAGTTTTAATCTAGATCGGGTGTTAAAACTCGAACGTCTTCCGTTCCGGTCGCGACGATTCCATAGAGTTGCTCGTTTATCGGTAGGAAGAATTCGAGCGGCGTAGTGTGCTTTTCGGTGTTGAGTCCGGTCGAGGTCGTTACGTTCAACGCTCCGAGATGGACGGTTGTATTTCCGACGACGTGGAGATAGACGTAGCGATTCTTGTCGTCTTTTTCGATTAGCAGAGTCGGCGACGTCGTGATAGTAACGTGCGCCGATTTCATTTCCTAATCTTCGCTAAGACGTTCTCTAATTGTGCGAGGTTAGGTTTCTCGATGATTTCGCGGACGGCTTGAACGGATGCCGCTTCGCCGTAAGCGCCGAAAGTAACGAGCGAAACTTCGGCGAGATGAGCTTTAAGTCTTTCGACTACGCCGCTTGAAGTTTTGCGATCTTTTAATGGTTGGAAGCCGATCGAGAGATTAGTTAAAACGCCGTCCCGGACGAGCTCCAGAGCTTGATCGCCGACGTCGGTTTTTGAGATACGAAACTCGCCGTATAGCCCTTTTTTATCTTCGCGAAGTGTTGTCGCTTTTCCGAGCGGGAGCACTTGTTGGTCGTGGCCTTGAAGTAGTTTGACGCGATGAGCGGCACGAGTTACGGCTTCGAATGCTCCCATACGGAAGACTTCGATTAGTCCCGGATGGATTCTTGCTTCTGTGTCGTATGGAACACAGATTCCGCAAATAGTCCGACCGTCGCCTTCGGCGCGGACCTCTAACTCGCTTTCAAATTTTCTAGTTTCTAAAGCCATAGTCTTATCCTATTCGTCTAGCGGTTCTTCTTGCTGTAATTCGACTTCTCCTACTTCTTCGATCTCTATTTCTTCGCTAGTTGTCTCTGGCTCTCCCATCGGAGGACGATTCTCGAAGTCGGCTCTTACTTCATCGACCGTTAAGAAGCCGGCTTCGATCGCGATCTTATGAGCCTGATAGCGGGTAAGAGTGTCGGATCGAAGTAGTGCGTCGGTGTTAAATTTCGCATATTGTCCGCGAGGAAGAAGATCCGTGAACGCCGATTCGATACGGGTAAGAAGCGGCGTGATCCCTCTTAGGAATTGAAGTTGTTCTTGCTCGACGTTCGAATAGGTTCGCGACGAATTCGGCGCTCCGAGATAGTAGCCGGGGAGTCCGAGCATATTTGCTATTTCGGTGAGACTGAATTCTCGCGATTCGACGAGTTGAGAGTCTTTAGCGTTGTCGCTTAATTGTTGGAATTTTGTAGTCGAGTTAAGAACGGCCGGCTCGCGTGAAGTTCCGCCGTAGTGCCGCATCCAGACGGCCTTTAGCATATCTGCCTCGTCTTGAGTGAGGTCGGCGTTATCTGAGTAGAGAATTCCGGTCGGTTGAGCTCCGCCGTCGAAGTATTTCGCGGCGTAAGCCTGCATCGCGAGAGCGGATCCGATTCCTTGACGTTGAGCGGCGACGACTCCGAGGCCGACGATCTGGCCGGGAAGCGTAAAATTTTTAATATGCATTATGCGATCGGCTTCGTAAATTTCGTCCGCGATCTTGTAAGTTAAACGTCCGGCGACTCGCTCAATGTGAACTCGCGTCGGTGATACCGGATAAATAGATTCCGGATAGCCGTTCGCGCCGATGTCGCCGAGAATGGCGATGTAGTTTCCGTGAATAACAAGAGATGCCGCCATAGCGGAGATCGTTTCGATTCTTGTCTCGTTCGGATAAGGCCGCTCCAAGAGTGCCGGAATCGGTTCGATTCTTACGTCGCCTCTATAGGCGTGAATCGGTAGAGCGCCGATCGTGTCAGAGATTAAAGTAATGCCGCGCCATAGGCCCGGAATTGAGAGCGTCGTTCCTTCGTCTACGAAAGTTCCCGCGTAGACGGTGTCGTAGTATCGAGAGACGCGACCTAGCGAATCGACATAGGCATTAGGTTGGGGCATAGGGAGAATCCCTTGACGCTTTTTTAGACGGAGTCGGTCGAAGATAGCCATCGCACTAAAGACTATATCTTAGACGATAGGCGTAACGGGATTAGAAGATCAGAGAACGCGGCTTCGTCTCAATTTTACGGTGGACGGAGTGATGCCATCCGAGCGTCGCCGCATATAGCGGAGTTAGGTCGGCGTCGGTGTTCATTCTGGCCCAGAGCCAAGACTGACCTAGCGGACGTTTCTTAGCGTTGAGGATGGCGTCGTCTAGAACGCTTGAAGTTTTGACTTTTACGCTCCGGTCGAGAATCGCGTCATAAAATAAATTACAGGCCGAGACGACGTCTTGCGTTCGATATTTGACGACGTTTACTTGCAAATTTTGGAGCGGTTCTACTAGAGCTCCCGCCGGGGAGTAGCCGTCTACGATGATCGGAGCTTTCCATCGTCGCGATAGTTCTAGGCATCGTTGAGAGATCCAAGCTACGCCGGGCCTTGAGTCGATTACTTCGATTCGGCCTTGCTCGTCGGCGACGACAATAGACGCGCAAGAACGATCGAGCGAAACGTCGAGCCCGAACGAGAGTCGTCCCGCCGGAGCTACTTTCGCCGAGTTGCACGAATACCAGACTTTTTCGGGAATGAGCCGGTCGTCTTGATTCGTCCAAGTGTTTAGATAGCTTCGCCGGAAGTCGGTTAAAGTCATCGTCGCGAGCGCATGTTCTATGGTCGAAGCGTCGATCGTCTGGCCGAGTGCCGGCATACACTTAGCCCAAGTCTCCGGATCGAACGGATCATCGTCCGGATCGGCCGACCATTCGAAGTAGGCGACTCCGTTTATTAGACCGTCTTTTATAGCTTGCCGTCCGGCGTCTACCTTGCGGCGAAGAAACATAGACTCCGAAGTTCCGGCCGTTGAGACGATAAGAATCTGGCCGTCTCTTTTAGTTGCCATCGCCGGCAAGAGCGCCGCTTCCCGGATCCCTTCATAGTCGGCGAACGCTTCGTCAATTACGGCAAGCGAGAGAGTCTTACCGTGTCCGGCTGTAGGTGTAGACGGGAGAACTTGAATTCTCGATCCGTTCCGAAAGATAATAGATTCGTTTCCGTTAGCGGTGTAGATCCGTCTAATGGACGGCGCGAGCGTCGAGTTCTGTAAAGCGGGAACTTGATCGTCCATTAACTTACGTCGAGCATCGAATCCCGTTTGAGCTGTATAAGCGATGGCTTGCGGACTACCCCAAGCTAAAGCCCGGTGCAATTCCCAAGCTAGAACTAGAGCCGTCTTGCCAGACTGACGAGGGACCGTAACTACGATCTCGCGATAAGCCGGCGTGATCCCGTCGTCCAAAACTTCAAGGCCGACATCGGCGACTAACCTCTGCCATTCCATAAGCGGAGTCCCTAAACGTGCGGCGATCGCCGCTAGTTCGGGTCCGCGAGTTTTACGACTCGGATTCCTTGCCGTCGCGTAACGCGGCATCGCGCCAAATTGAAGCGATGACTTCGTTAAAGTCTTCGACGTCATTAGCGCCGACTTGCCGAAGAATATCCTCGGCCTCTCGATATTGTCTCCAGAGATTCGCGTTCTCTGGATGCTCGTCTACGGCGCGAGCTAGAAGCCGGCAAATTTCGACGCGAGCCGAATCGACTTTCTCTAAACGGCCAAGACTGAACAAGGCTTCGATTAAAACTTCGATCGCGGCGACATTCGAGCCATAAGAGATAGTCCCGGATTTCTTCGGAATATCCGTAGTTTTCTTTTTTTTGCCGGGATTCTTCCGAATTTTGCCAGATTTGCCCGAATTCTTGACGGCCATAAAAACCCCAAATTATGCGACTAGAGAGAGAACTGC